AGCCTGAAATAAATTAAAAAAATTCAGACTAGGGGGAAATAGTTTCATGTCCGTGAAGTCATGTGCTTGCTGCTGCCGCTTGCCATTGTATGGCGATCCCTTGGTTCCTCTATCGAATCAAAGCGTGTCTTGTCCCCATGCTCGCTTAATGGCCGGGTCTCGGGCTATTCCTCTGGTGCTTGGTAGCTGGGCATTGAGTCGTCACCTATTAAGGTCGTTGCAATCGGAACGGTGTCTCCCTATGATCAACAACAAACAACCATAGAGAGGTGCGGAGGTCAGCCAATTGCTCATGCTGCTCCGCTCAAGTTTTTTCTCGCCTTTTTTATGATGGGCCGTCTAAGAGGTCAAAGCCATTAATCTGAGGCGTATCTCTTAATCCGAACATCAAGGGCCTTTCACCCATACCATCTGGTCTTCTTCCCAGCGAGGTTTTAACAAAAGGACACAAGTCCTTGAAAGGAATAATTGGAATATACTATAACGACTATTTCCCTTTCAATAATTAAATCAAGGATGATCGATTAAACTCAAGATAATACATGATTTGATATATTCGATCTGTTGTGAATGTTCAGGAAACAACTGTAGCCATTCAGTCATATTTTTGCACAACATATCTCTATTCAAAAGAGACTCTGTATTGTTATTATCAATGTATTTGGATAAATCATCAAGGGTATAGTTTATATCAGGCAGTTTAGTATCAGGGTTCCACCATAAACCAAGATCGGCACCGCGTTTTGCTGCACGGAAATTACTTCCCTCAGTCACACTAAAACAACCCAACTCGTCAGAAACAACCGAGAATGTGATTTCCATCAAACCAGCATCTACCCATTCGCTATGGAAGCGTTCATAAAAGCACTTCTTCTCTTTTGGAATAATAATTGATCGATTGTGTCTGGGAACAATGTGATTAATAATGAGTGGTGACAACATTTTTTATCCGTGAAGTTAAATATAGATATAATCCTTCTATAAATAGATAACAAGATAAAAGCAAGCGAGAAATATGACAAAACGTCGTCCGATTACCCAATTACCTGTAGTTCATCAGACTTCTGCGCTGAAACGTTTTTTTGGTTCAACCGTAGATCAATTATTTCAACCGGGTCGTGCCGAGCCTGTATCGGGTTATATCGGACGAGTGCCATCTTACAATGATCCGATAGCGGATTTTTATAAACAGGAACCAACGCCTGAGCGTCTTCAATATCAATTGGAATCCTCAATGACGAGTTTCATTGATGGTGAATTATCCGCTCTATTGTTCTACGATGACTTGATTTCGCGCTTGAATGCCATGGGGGCAAATACTACTGATGTCAATAGATTACTGAAATCTGAATATTGGACATGGGCACCCCCTGTTGATATTGACAAACTGAATAATTCACAGCAATGGTATTGGTCAGGTAACGATGTCCCCACGCTTGATTTAACACTACCGGGAATGGATTTGCCCAAGATGGTTCGCGGTAATGGTGTAACGCGTAATTTTGACTTGCCCGTGATACAAGAAAACATGACATTGTTGAGTGAACATCAGAATATTCATTCTGCCTATCCCGCAGTTCTTGTTAATGGATCACTTGTTCCTATATCTAATTTTAATTCCACTACCGTTACCTTGGTAACCCCACCTATTGATAATGCCATAGTTGAGATTTATCGCTACGGTAATATATCCGATGGGTTTAGAACTGATTTTGCTGTTCCTGATGTCTTTAATACTGATCTTTCTTTTGACCCTACTCGTGATATTCATGTTTACGTTAATGGTAGAGAAACAACTGATTTTACATTCGTGGAAGGCTATTCTCGTATTAGATTGTCGGGCGCTGCTGCTCAAAACGCAATAGTAACCGTAACGATGTGGAATTCTATTGAAGCTATTTGCGAAAACCTCGTTTCAGTGAATATAAGTTCTATCAATCAACATGGAGTAGATGACCTTATTACTGGATTAAAAGTAAGACTTATTGATCCTGTATCATATTTCAAAGGGTTTGATATCAAGCCTAATGATACGTTTAAATGGGATGAAGGTGTTGAAAATGTCTATTATGTTGATGGAGTTGGTAGCGATATTGAATTCATACCTGCTCAGTTGTTTTCAGCAATTGACCCCCAGTATGTCGTGTGTTCGCGGCAAGATAAGGCCCGCTCGTATTGGAGCCGCATAAATCGATGGGTATCAGGAGAGGCTCTTGAATGGTTTTCTGGTAAGACACAAGAACGTCAAGCAAAACGGGCAATATGCGAATATGTTCCTAACCTGAAGTTATGGAATTATGGCACGACCAGAGGTCCAGATGTTGATCTTGTGTTTGGAGTATTGTCTGATAGAACCATAACCAATCTGGTGAATTTACAAGATGATGCTGGTAGATCACCTCGTTCTGGTGATACTATTCTGTTTGGAGAGGTTGGTAATCCTGATCTTGATTTAAAAGTATTTAGATGGCCCACTATTGATGATTTCTCAACATCCATTAACTTGATTGAATTACATTCTGTTCAGCAAGGCGATGTGTTTATGTATATAGATACTCCGAACGAGTATGTTTGGGATGATGTTTGGAAGGTTGTTGAGCATCCCGGTGATTTTCCATTGTTCGATCTATATGACAATAACGGAGTATCGTTGGGTGATCTGGGTGAATATCCCGAAACCACTTTTCAAGGTTCGAGAATTTTTTGCTACGAAGTTGGAGACACTGGATATGATGACCAGCTTGGATTTGCAGTAAAGTACGATACCTACGGTCAAATAATGTTTGAAAACGACCTTTTCACCAAGCGGTATAGTTTCCGTGATGGTGAAATGAATGGGTATTATTATTACAAAATCAATAACGAGTTCTTTAACCAATGGTATAAGGCTGATGGATTCTTACCTCCCGTAGATGGTGAATTGACAGTTCCTCTAAATCTTCAGGCAAATCCTAATTTTGAAACACCAACTCGGATTTCTCGAAATAACTGGTTTAACCATTTTTCTTCCATCGTTAGTAATCAGGATGGATTTCAGGGCGCGGCATATTCGAAGAACAATTGGAAAGATACGGCCAAGGATTTGAGTAAAGGCACTGAGATAATACAATCACGCGCACCATTATTAAAACTCATGCTTCTCGTTAGTGACTTGGGTTTTGATCCCATTCCCGCCATTGAGTTTGCAGAAAGAGAGTATGTGCGCCTAAAGGCCAAAATCCGTCAACAGGTAAATGAATCTTTAGCAAAGGGGTTGTATAATGATGATACGGATTACAGATCAACCCTTATCACTATTTTGCGTAAACTCGCAAATAGTAAAACTGTAGATTTTGCCTTCTATCTTTCTCTGGTGGGGGGAGATCATTACTTCATTCCGCCAACTCCATCCACTATGGGTATCATTCCCATGAATGTTCCCAAGATCATAAGTGAGTATGGCGAAGACTATATTCTCGGCCATGATGGTAGTAAAACTGCATTGACACATAGTCTTGTGCTCGATAATATCATGCTCGAATTGGAGAAATTGATTTTTGAAAGCACACAAGATGTTGCATTCTTTCCTGATAGACTTGCTGAATTACCCGAATCATCGTTGCGTTCAGGTAAATGGAGAATCTCGGATTATAGTCTTGATGAATATAATGCAATTCTGCAAGGACGATTTGAAAATTGGGCCAGAACTAATGGGCTTGACTATCAAACCAATAATACCTATGATCCTGACAATCCGTTCACATGGAACTACAGTGCGTTATTTGACGCTGAAGGGGATAAATTCCCGGGAGGTTGGAGAGCAATTTATAGGCATTACTTCGATACCGAGTCTCCGCATTTAACGCCTTGGGAAATGCTTGGCTTTGTCAATCAACCCGATTGGTGGATAGATGAATACGGTCCCGCTCCTTATATCAGGACGAATCCCATGTGGATTGATATACAGGATGGTAGAATTCGATATGGGGAACGAATTGGGATTAATCCACAGTTTGCCCGCCCAACTTTATTGGATGTTTTGCCAATTGATCTTTATGGTAACCTTCTTGATCCCGTTGAAGCAAATATAGTAAAGCAGACACCAACTGAGCAGTTCGCCTCACAATCTTGGGTGTTTGGTGAAGGTGGCCCAGTAGAAACTCTTTGGAGACGGTCATCAAGCTATTCGTTTGCGCTTTCCTCTGCTTTATTCTTGATGCGGCCCGCTCAGTTTGTTGAGCATTTCTGGGATGTTAGTAACACGACACTTGTGCAAGATCAATGGGTTAACATTGATACTAATAAGCGTTCGAGTCATGCGGAACTGATTCTGCATGGCGAAGATGAAAATGGTGTTACTAAAAGTTCTATTGGTATTCAGGCATACCTTGTTGAATTAATGATCCATAGAGGGCAACGCCCTTCTATACTTGGTGATTTAATTCGTGGCCTTGATGTCAGATTGGCTCACAAAATGGCTGGTTTTACAACCTCTGATCGAATGATTATTTCAGCAGAATCGTTTGGATTAATTCCGCAAGAAGATATCACAATATCGCTGTATCGTGCACCAAGTGTTGATTTGGACTATTATTCAGGTGTTATAATCGAAAAACTTGCAGATCAGAGATGGCGCGTGGTGGGATATAATTCTTCCAAACCTCATTTCAGAACGCGCCCAAGCGATCCGAATGGTAAAAAGAAAATTATCTATGGGAATGCTCAAGACGAGCGTGTGGTTAATCCATGGACGCCAAACGTATATTATAAAGTTGGGATGCTCGTCATCAACAATGGGGTGGTTTATGAAGTAATCAAACCTCATTTCTCAATTAATCAGTTCGAACCCGTCTATTGGGTTGAAGCCGAAGCGCAATACGATGTTAGTAATAACATATATCACTTCACTGATCTTGATGGTTCAGAAGAGATAGTTCCCTATACCACGATCTATAACAGTGTGCAAGATGTTGTGAATTTCATATTTGCATATGCGAGTGATTTGAATATTCGAGGATTTGCCTTTCCTAATAGTTCATGGGATATCGCAGTTGACAAATTTATCAACTGGACCACTGTTGATTGGGATAATGGTGCATTCATAACATTGTCCCCAGCAGCACGGGCCATAGAATATTCTACTCAATATGGGTATGTGATGGATTTGAATAATCCATTTGAAACCAATATGATTGTTAATAGAACGGGTCATGCTATAGATCACCGCAATCTTAATATAGATCGTATGGATGATGTTCTCTCAATTGAGGTCACATCTGATGACGATCTTTACGGTATAGTGTTGAAGAAATCCGCAGTAGAACACGCATTGGTATTTTCCAACCGAACTATCTTCAATGACATCATTTATGATCCTGTTTATAACGTGCGTCAAGATAGATTGAAGATGAGTGCTCGTGTTACAACAGATTGGGCTGGTCGCTATAATGCGCCGGGGTTCATTATATCGAATGGCCAGATAGTCAGTAACTTTGACAAATCATCTGATGATATTCGCTACGCCTTTGATATTGAACTGGCCGATAATAGTGTTTTCCGTGATAGCGCCCGCCACCTGATTGGTTTTGAACCAAGATCATATCTTGATAATCTTCTTCTGAATGATACTCAACAGTTCGAATTGTATCAGGGTATGATACAGCAAAAAGGCACAATTGGATCGTTGAATAAGATCATGCGGTCAAAGGCCGTAGAGGGTAATCGAGATATACGATTTGCTGAAGAATGGGCTTTCCGATTAGATGATTTTGGTGCTTATGAACCACGTAGATACCAAGAGATATCCCTCTTGAGGTCAGATATTCGTAGACAGAATCAGGTATTGCGACTTGGAAATGCAGTGTTGCCAATTTGGCACCCATTGACGCCATATAGTGTTGGGTTCATTATCACACACAATGGCGTTCAATATACTGCTAAACAGACGCACGTTTCAGAGTCGGAATTTACTGCTGACGATTGGATCATTGATAATCGGGATAATCTGAACGGTATTATTAATATTTCTCCAACAGGAGATCGTTGGATATCAAACTCAAGTAATTATTCAGATATAATGGTAGACAAGTCCGAAGCTGGTAGTTTACCAACAGCGGGTTATGCAAGAATTGGTGAAGCCACCTATATGGCCCCCGATTTCAACAAGTTTAATGAATTGATCAAGGCTGATATAGAACAAGGTAAAATTATTTCAGCAGGCCAGAGCGTATGGTTGTACAACCGCGATCATAACGGTTGGGGTATTGATTATTTTGATCACCCTACTGATTCATTTGGTATTCATAATTATGTTCCAAACTCATTCGCAAAATGGGACGTGCCATTGGTAGAAACTGATATTGTTTCTGATGTGTTAATTAGTGCTAAAAATAGATATCAGATTTCGAGTAATGCTATGGCGCGCGCCCCCGTGCCAGTATTGGCCAATACTTTATATGGATTTGATCTCGTTACCTTCTTCACAGACGATTTTGACGGATCGTTAGAGATAAGCATTGATTGGAAAGCAAGTAACGGCTCGTCAATTGCTATTACGTCCGATACAGTACTTAAGTCTGGTAAATTCTCCGTAACCAGAGTAAGCCCTGCTAATGCAGTATTGGCGGAAGTATCTCTTATCGCTACAGTTAACACGGGTTCGGTTTTTGTTGCTGACCCTCGTATGTCTTATTTGGACAATGCGGTTTCTATAATAGAAATCGAGGCTGCTTCAGAATTTAATGATGTGGAAGGAGTTCGCTTCATCCTCTCACATGATCATAATCTCGCAATTGATGATCTTGTTGTGATTTCAGGACCAATTCTGGATAATTATGATGCCGTTGGTGCGTTTGAAATTAGTGCCATTGGTAGCAATTGGATCGAAATTGTTAACATTGATGGGGATGTCCCTACATATAACTTCGCAGAGAATGATGAGGTGGGTCCGTCAATATATAGCTTCCTACCCGCACGATACCCTAACCAACCCAGTGATGACAGACTTGTGGGTTCGATTGTTTATGTTGATAACGATCTTACGGGTAATTGGGCTGTTTATCAATATCCTGATTTTGAAAAGAAGGTTCGGCAACAGCCACAGATTGTTGATGTCTCTAAAATAGCATCTGTGAAATTGTATGAAAAGTCAACACGATTGGCTAATCTCACGATGGAACCAGAGGCACTGATTCTGGCTTCCATTAATCCATGTGATCCCATCACAGGGACATTGGTAGGGATAGCGGATAGAGAGATCGATTATAAGCTTGAATACGATCCTGCGAATTACGAATCATGGGCGGGGGAATTTATTGGTCGTGTTTGGTGGGATATTTCCACCACATGGTTCATCAATCCTTATACTGATGTTCTGCAAGATAGTAAGCCATATGAGTATAAAAATGAAATTGAATATCGGGCGAACAACTGGTCAAAAATCGCACCCAATTCCTCAATCTCGTTATACGAATGGACCAAATCATCTGTTGAACCCTCGCTCTATAATGGAGAGGTGTATTCATTAGATGAGTTTGTTACTACACAGGAGTATGATGCGAGTAAGGGACGGGATATTGATGTCTATTATTTCTGGGTAAAAAATCCTACAAGCATACCGAATGTTGATTTTAGAAAAACATCACTTTCTCAAGTTGCTGCCATTTTGGGTAATCCTGTATTGGCTGGTATTCCATGTTTTTCTCCCATATCGGAAGATGAAATTGTTATATCGGGTATAGGTGACTATCTCAATGATGCAACCACGGTATTACAAATCATGGTTCAGGACAGTGCGGATGATGAGGATAAACCTCATGCGGAATGGAAGCTTGTTCGTCAAGGAGATGGTAACACTATTCCTGATAGTTTGTGGAATAAATTGAAAGAATCGTTGGTCACACTTGATGTCAATATGCAGCCAATTCCATCATTACAATTACATCCAATGGCCCGAGTTGGTAACCAAAAAGGGCAGGCACTGTTCGCATCGGAAGACTTGAATAAAGCTCGTGAAACCTTCATTACGAAGATCAATTACCTCCTATCCACAAAAACTTTCGGTGATGCTAATTTTGATGCAGATGCGTTTAGTTTCAAAAGCGATTATCCCGATCTGTTGTTCTGGGTAAGTACTACTGGTGTGACTGAATTACTTCTCCCGCCAGCAACGATGTATGATGAGATTGTTACTGATACGGCTGATCTTGATATCATAGGGGAAAAGCCATATGGCTACAGAATACTTCTTGATAATAGACATGGCTCGTCACCAAGTTGGTCAGTATGGGAAAACACTCCAACGGGTAAAACGGTAGCCCCCACCTATCACAATATAGTTGAGGATCGCACTGAATTCGCCAATATAGTTCCGATCTTGGATGAATATACTTTGATAAAGGAAGACTCCCAATACAATGGGTTCTGGACATTGTGGAAATATAACGGGGTTGAACAGATTCTCGTATGGGCGCAACAGTACGATACTACTGATTTTTGGGAATATGCGGATTGGTATGATACCGATTACTCGTTTGATAATCCTCCAATAGTTTCGTATGAAAGTATTGCGGAACGTAATCTTAATGAAAGTCCAGTAACCAATCGTTTGGTTAAAATAATGGACAATGGTTCGGGATATTGGATTTGGACCGCATACCTGAATGATTCTTGGAACATCGTGGCTAAACAAGACGGAACGATACAGCTTCGTGACCTGTTCTATACAAGGGACCACGTATATGGAGTTGATGGTTTTGAAAATCCATCAAACCGTAACGGTATTGTAGAACTGCGTGTATTGTTCGACCAATTGATTAACGGGTCCATTCTGTTACCAATAGAGAAGAATGATTTGTGGTTCACTATGGTGAATTACGTTCATACCAGAAATGACTTTGTTAATTGGGCGTTTAAGACGAGTTTCATGTCAGTAATCGGATTTAATGAAGAATTGTTACCAACGCCAGTTGCGAAGTTGGATAACACTGATAACATCATCAGATATATTGATGAAGTGAAACCATATCATGTCACTATTCGAGAATTCACTCGTAACTTCAATGCTTCTGAAGATGCCAATACTGTTGTTACTGATTTTGATTACCCATTATATTACGATGAGGAATTGCAGTCATATCGTAAACTCGATCCATTAAATCCAGATGATTTGGAAATAATGGAAGCGGGGCAATGGGAGCATTGGCTTGCTAATATGGATAAGGCTCGTAAGACCACAATATCGATGAAACTTGATAGAGTTTGGTTTGATGATAATGGTCCATCATCAGGGGCAGCGAATAGAATTATGAATTTTTACAATCCCAGTGGCAATATGCCAGCAAAGGATTTACAAGAACTCCTTAATCTTGAATTCGGTGGACAAGTAGTAGAAGGGTTGATGAATCAACCCCACGATGGTGAAATATATTCAGCGAATGGAACATTTGAAGATGGTTCAACGGGCCTTGCTATGCGTGATCCTCGTGTCGCTGAAAATACCCCAGAGGAATTAATTCGTCTTGGTGCTCACGATATTTTCCTCTTGATGGTTCGAGATAATTGGGGAGCAGGTTCTCCAAAAATAGATATTAAGTATTTTGATGTAACTAACGAAACCGCTGCTGATATAACCTTTGATATTGGTAGATTAGCAAGATCGGTTATTGTTATCCGTGATGGTAAACGAGTTCCTGTCTCCGAGGTGATATTCTCGCAGCTATCGAATCAAGTAACAGTTGAACGGAACGGTGGTAAAACAATAGCAATCATTTCATTTGGATATGCTGGTCATTCTGCCATTATGTGGCAAGAATTCAAATTGGCTGAAAGCACTCAAGTAACAGTGCCGCTACCATCACTTACCAACTATGGGATAGAAGTAACAGCTAATGGAAACAAAATACCACATACTATTAGCTCTGGTTCAATAGTGGTAAACGCCTCAATAGGCGATCATGTTGTGTTTACAGCATATAAAGGTGCGGCCAACTCTACGGTAATGAAGACGATCTCCGTACCTGCCCTTCAAAACCCTATTACGTCCGATACCGTCTCTATGACTACAGTGGGATCAAGTCAATCGGGCAATAGTGTGGAGTTTGATTTGTTAACCAATCGATCTTATTCCTTTTCGGGTTCACAGTTGATAATTAATAATCTTGCAAATTCAACTTTCTCATCACACGCTGTCCAATTCCTGTGTGCAATTCAGGGAACTGATTTGGTAGTCACTCGTGATACTGCTGCGTTATCTGCGGGTGATAAATTCAGAGCCTTGCAAATTCGTAACATCAATAATATGACCACAGTAGTTGCTACTATTGGGACGAGTGGTGTATATAGTGGATCAATAACACTAACGGCCACCACTATACCCGAGATCGCAACTGTGAAAGCTCTTCATAATAAGGTGAATGAAGAAAGCTCCTTGGTAGTGATTTATCAGGATCAAATAATGTTCCTCGATCTTGATGGAAATATGATATCGAGGTATGAGAATATTGCATGGAATTCGTCAAGTTTGATCATACCCTGTGCCCAGACACCCCAACATATGTCTGCGTTAATGGTTAGCTCAAATAGGCTCGAAATCATCAAATTTGTGGACCTCGGGACGATATCTTTACAAGCCATCCATATGGGCAATATTGAAGCGATGGGAACTATGATTTTAAGAACTGGTTTCTATGATTACAAGGACAATGCTGTTGTATTATTTGCAGACAGAACTGAAGGTGGATCAGTTGTATTCAAAATGTCGTTGGAAACCAATCATATCTTGTGGGAAACATGGAGTGGTCATAATGGAGAAGCGGTAAGGTTCTCGTGCCCATCAAGTGTTGAGGGTTGTAAATTAACTGAAAATCGTTACTTCGTGTGGGGTAATAATAATGGCCTTTGGAACATTGATGTCAGAAATGGTGCATTCACTAACTTAGGAGCCAGTTCAATTCCGACCAATGCCTCACAGGCATGGAACGAAGATGGCCTACTGTATGTTCTTTCAACAACAAATATTCAAAAATATGTAGTGGAATTGACGCTTGCGGGCTTCCCGATAACCTATATGTTGCCGCAAAAATCTCTTAACTATCCATACGCATCATCAATGATTGTTGAACGAAATGGTAGCCGTCTACACCCGCCTAAAATGATACACATGATTAATAAGATATATTCTATTGGTTCAGGGTTTCAGAATTCCATAATGATTGATGACGATGGTGTATCTTCTTCAGTAGTTGTCCTCACACCTTCTTCGTATGATTCTATAGAAGACGTATTATCAGCAGGATTGGCCCATAGAGCGGTTAAATGGGACAAGTGGATCATTCTTCTTGATAATAATGCTGATGAACGTAACTACACAATAGTTGAAACCACGGGCGGCGATTTTACCATATCGTCAACGGGTATCTTGACAATACCATATTATCACACGGGGGATGATATTCAAGTAACATATTGGAGAAATGATATGATAATGTCTCCCAAGACCTATTCATGGTCAATAGACTCTGCTGGGACATATTCATATTCGGTTCAACGCAACGGCAAAACAATGGTTTCGGTTGGAGAAGATTATCTAATAGAAGGTGTTGATTATACAATTGTTGATAATAAGAACGGAGCATGGGGAACGGATCAGTTTGATACTTATTCGCATGATGGGCAAGACGATATGAGTGTTGTTCTCAAAACTGTTAAAACTTCTGATCTTGGGAAACAACTCACCTTGACGGTTTTCAGTGGAGAAAGCGCCACTGAACCCAGTTCATGGCAACTGTCCACGGTTACCCCAGATGGGTTCCGTTATAAACAAGATGGTGATGTTCTCGTGAGAGAAGCCTCGGCATGGGAACTATCGTCTTCAGATCATTATAGAAACGGTGGTGAATTGATTCAAGACATTGATATATCAGAAACACTTGATGAAATCCATGTTCGGATTAATCCTGAAGGAGCACCTATATCTATGTATTGGAATAGTTTCGAAACCACGAATACTATATGGATCAATGGTGAGAGAATTGAATATTTTGCCAGCGAAATAGAAGATGATCTGATTATTTTGAGAGAAATCCGTAGAGGAACACGCGGGACCGCTAAAACATCCCACATGGTGGGTAGCAGCGTTCGAATAGAACATGCTATGCGAACAATACCGAGCGCCCCCAATTCTGCCATAGTGATTACTCTACATAGTCCAAACGAATAATATCAAGGTATAAATATTATTATGAATGATAAGGGTAACATAAAAGTAATAGAACATCTTGTTATAAAGGATGCTTTCACAAAGGAAGTTATTTTAAATAAGAGAGTATCGAATCAAAGGGATGAACGCAATGGAAGCAAGTAATATTAAAGTAGAGGGTTTTGTTAAAATTATCGATTCGGCCACGGGTGAAATAATATTGGATAAAAAGAATGCTATCCATTATGAAAATATGTCACTGGCTATTGCACAGTCAATATCCCATAGAGGTTTTGGGTATTTCAGTGCAATAGCTTTGGGTAATGGAGCATCTACTATTGCGGGCACTGGAACGGTAACGTATTTCCCCGCTAATATTGAAGGCACGGATGCTTCTTTGTATAACCAAACTTTTGAAAAACTCATAGATGATAACAACAATCTCAATACAACAGATGATCGAAACTTTATGGAAGTGGTTCATACTCCGGGAACAACTTATACTGATATTGTAATTCATTGTTTTCTCGATTATGGTGAACCAAATGATCAGAGCGCTTTTGATAATACCGAGTCTTTAAACGATACTTACGTATTCAACGAACTGGGTATCAAGTCATATCCACAAAATGGAGTTGGTGAAGGTAAGCTATTATCACATTGTATTTTCAGCCCAATTGAAAAAAGTCTCAACCGAGCTTTTGATATAATTTACACTATTCGTATCTTCATGTCTGAGTGATATGATTATAAATAGATGGCGGCTTGAGGAGAAAATATGCCCTATAATGTAAAAAACAGTGCTGGAACAACAATAGCAACTGTTCCTGATCGTAGTATTGATACAGAGACAACCTCCCTGTCTCTGATCGGTTACAACGTTACAAATTATGGGCTTGCTCATGCCGAGAATTTTGTGCGCCTTCTTGAGAATTTCGCCAACGACGTTGCCCCTGAAAATCCCATCACGGGTCAACTTTGGTATGATACAAATGCCGAAATTCTTAAACTGTATATCAACAATCAATGGGTTCCCGTAAATGAATCTGGTTCGCCATCGGTTGGTGGAAACTCTTTTGAAAATGGTCTCAGTGGCGCATATCACCTTGCTCTTGTATCACCCGCAACATCTATTCTCCTATTCTTCGCAGGTGGTAAAATTGTCAGCGCAATGGCAAAGGAAGATATTTCCGCAATATCATTACCTGCAAACGTAGTGATTGAAGATACGACCTTTCCTCTCTCAGCGCGCTTTCCTAATGGTATAAAAGCAGGACACAATTTGGCTGATGATGCCGAAGGTTATGAATTCACTGGGAAGGTTGCAATTGCGGACCAATCTCTTTTTGTTGGTGGTGGGGATGCGAATAAACCAGCAGGCTTGACCTATATTGATCTGGGTGCAGATACGTTGCCTATATTATTCGCCAATGGTCAAATAATTGCAGTATTGGCACAAACCGCAATACCCAATGGTAGTCTCCCAAATACTGTTAGTGTTAGCGTAAAGCTTGCGAACTCTACAATTGAGACTACCAACATGGTATTCCGAAGTGCTTTTCCGAGTGGTCTTATTGGTGGTATGAATTACGCTTCGGGATTCAGCCGTTATGGCAACGATACTTTAATTTCCGCGTTAGCAGGATTATCAACAGCAGCGAGTCAGGCGATTTATTTCACGGGCGCGAATGCTCCTGCAACTTATCCAATTAGTGCTTTTGGTAGGTCGTTGACAAATATGGGGGATGCCGCTGCCGCTCGTACATTGCTTGGGGTTAATACCACTACTGGATTGCTAAGCGCTATTGGGGCACTGTCTCCCAGTAATAATCAGGGATTGTTATTCACTGGTTCCGAAACAGTTACTACTTATAATCTTAGTGCATTTGGGAGAACCTTAACGGCATCCAATGATGCTGCTGCTGCGCGAAGCACGCTTGGGGCATTAATCAATGCATTGGGATCATTATCAACATCAAATAACCTCGGGATGTATTTCACAGGATCAACCACTATTGGAACATTCCCATTCAGTCCTCTGGGTAGGTCACTTGTTGGTGCCAATACTAACGAAGATGCTCGTGCCATTATTGGTGGTGTTGGTAACTTCGGAGTTGCTAATACTTCTGATATCATCTCGGGAACAGCAGGAGATCGGGTAATCACTCCTGCGGCACTTTCAGGCCTTCCCAAGTCAATGACTACCAGTGGTTATAAAATGTTCCAAGATGGATTTGTTATCCAGTGGGGGCCACTAACGCCCCGTAATGGTGAAGGATCAATTGCACAGTCTTTTCCCCTTACGTTCCCCAATAACGTATTCTGTGTCATACCTATAATAGTCAATGCCAGTTCCAATGGCGAACACGATTTTCATGCTCAACTTACTTTCATGAACACATCAAGCTTTTCATCTATGAGAAACTCATCTGATGGTGACAGTGGTCAAACAACTGGTTACTACATAGCGATAGGGAATTAATATGCCGATTTATTACAACGATACAACTAAAGGTTTCTATGATAGCGCAGTGAACAGAGTTGTTCCTGATGGTAGTATTGAAATTTCCACAACAGAACATAATCAATTACTCCACGCTCAAGGTATGGGTAAGACCATAAGTGTTGTCAATGGAACAGTAATGGCTATTGATACTGTAATTATTAAAACTTGGGAAGATATTCGAAAAGAGCGCTCCATAAAATTGGCAGCATGTGATTGGACCCAACTTCTTGATACTGCTATGACTGATCCAAAGAGACAGGAATGGGCAGTTTATCGCCAAGCGCTTCGAGACATTACGGAACGATACGCGACTCCTGATGAAGTCGTATGGCCCCGAATTCCTGATTAATCTTCTGCCCAATATAGTGATGCGAGGATCATATCATCTTGTTCTGAAAAATATACGATAGTGATTTTATCTTTCCGAATAACATCAAATTGAGTTATTTCGTTAAGTTTACACCACTTTCGTATAGTCTTGAGTTTCGTATTATGGGGAACGCAACAACTAAAAGGATACATCTGTTTGATGATTTTTTCCAAACTCATACTTGCATCTCCGTGTTGTATTGGTTATTATAGCGCATATGCCTTCATATAACAATCGAATTAATCCTAACACAATTGAACGATCTGTAAAGTCCCGAGATGAGAGAAGGGTTCAAGATACTGTTAAGTCATTCCTTGCACAAAATGAAGCAGAAAACAGACTGCGGTATAATATTGATGTTGCTCAAAAAAAGCTTACCGAATCGGTTGGGGAAGATAAAGCAAAAAGAATAATAACAAATCTGGCAAAGCCTACCAGTGAAGTCGTTTCTCGTCAACGATTTGTTAATCCACAACATGTAGAACAAAGAAGATTAAGCAAAAAGAATATGAAGTCAAGACGCCGCTAATTCCACCAAAGCCAAATCATCTTGATTTTGGAACCAAAAATACGTAGTGTTGCTTAACCTTTCCGTAGATAGCGCCCATTTCTCTATACCGCATTGGTTTATTATCCCTATGATGGTTGAATCATTATCTTTATGCACGGCCAACATGTATTCCGATCCGATACTTTCGGTATCAAAGCCTCGTAATTGGGTAATCTTGCTCTTACCTTTTAAATACTCTTTATCGGCGGAATACAAATACAATCGTAAAATTGACGTGTCTAATTGATTTGCTGAACAGTTGAAAAAATCTTCTATTTCTTCTAAAGAACCATATATACCCTTCATATTAGTGGCATTTTACTTTCTTTAGTCATCTTCATACGATCTTCCACCAAAACCCAAACATCAGCCCTCTCTTGCGGAGATAAGGTCCATGCTTCTTCTCGTGAAAGCGATCCTCTCATATACCACATTATTTCAGTAATTTGCTTACGAAACGCTTGTTGGTCATTCTCGTACCTTTCGAGTAGTCCATTAATCTGCTCTTCGGTCGTTAGTCTGAGGAGCGAGTTCCGAAAAAACTCGAAGGATCGAATTCAACCTCTGCATTCCATTCATGACCACAACCACCGCACTGTGCTTGGAATGATTTATCAACACCTTTTTGATTAACCTCGTCAACCTTTTGCTTTATCTTCTTCATTGTCTTACTATCGGTTTTTTCCAAAAATTCAGCAATATGTGTGGGGTTGGTTACTTCCGCATCAGGAACTGTAATTTTCACAACAGCACACGACGTTCCATAGAGCGTTGTTCTGGTGATATTATTCATAATGGTGTTAATCTTTTCGCTTTTTTCTTCTTCACTCAAGTCTTCTGCAAATTCTAATGCTTGTGCCGCACGAGTTTCACGAAACACCTCAGTTAATAATTTATTATGATTTTGAAGAGTCAAAGGCGCGACCTGTGCTATCATATCATCCCGAACACGAACTGTATTGATAGGGTCAATAGATTTGGCAGTTTGGATCATTTCAGGAATATTGATTTCAAAAGTAGTTTCATGTGAACACTTCTCACAAATCAAATTTATTTCCATATCGGGACCAGTGCTCGCCACCCTGATTGCCAGCAGCAATACATCAAGGTCGGGGACCGAAACAAATTCTGGTTTCTTGATTTGTGGAACACATGATTTAATCAAATTCGTAATGGCAGTGTTGTTCATCAATGCATCAGGGGACATCAAGAGAATCTCGTCTGCCCCTCTCATGGGCATTACATTAACCGTCCCATCATCGTTGAACTCTATTGATCCCTCAGGCATGAATACACCGCTTGTGGGTAACGAAACTGATAAACCCGGGAGGCGAAAATATGAGGCAAGAGGATTACCCACCTCGGATTTGGGTGTTGACTGTGGGGCAGAGAACAAAGCGCTTTCATCATATTCGTCATCAATCATTCGTGGCATATTTTTAACTCCATACTTTACCTTCTATTTACTATCGAATTAAGCATGGATTTAACGTTTCGATAAATAATTGTGAACTAATATGGAAATAATCCCACATGGCTGATGATATTGATAAACAAAGTGTAGATGCATTGAATGAAGCATTGCGTGGGATGCTGCAAACAGGAAATATATGGCAGCGATCAATGGCTAATTCGGCACAACAAGAATTACTGCGTGAACGTCAACGAAAAGAAGCACATGGCGGCGCAATTCAGCGGTTGAAAGAGTTCGATAAAAATGTAGGTTCAATGGAAAACCGCATTCGAGAGTTTACTGCTTCGGGTGATAGTGCGATCAATATGTTGCGTAACTTTGCTGAACAAGGAAAGGGTTTTCTTGGTCTGGGGTTATTTTCCGTTATGGCTTATCGCCTTAATGAATTATCCAAAACATGGCAGCAATTAACTAATAGCGGACAAACATTTGGTGGAAGCATGATGAACATGCTGCAAAGCGCCGCAGATGCTGGTTTGTCATTGGAAGAATTTGCAGATTCCTATCGAGATCACAATCTTGTAATCAAAGCAACCAATGGTGGTTTCTTTGCGATGCAGAAAGAACTTAGACAAAATATTTCCGCACAAGGAAATTATGGGATGACGGTTGCGCAATTGACGCAATTTATGGGCAGCAACCTTGAAGTATCCCGTAGAAATGGAACATTACAGTCCAAATCAAGTGCTCAAACAGTCAAAGATATGGGTGAACTGGCCCTTACCACAACGGCCTTGGCAAGTGCGAGTGATAAAACCAGAGATCAAATTCTTGAATTAGCCAATGCGGCAATGAGTAGTGCATTATCAATTGCCGCATTGGCAACTACTCCAATTGCAATTAGAGATACTGTTGGTAAAGCAGTTACTGAAGCTACCGCAGCATTTGCTTCAATGGGTGGAGAATCAGGAGATTTCTTCTCTAAATTCTTCAACGAAACATTGGGATCAGCAGCGAGTTTGACTGAACAAGGCCGCACCGCTATTGAAGCTGGTATGTCTGGCCTTGCTTCTGATATGGATATGCTTTCCCAGAAATTCAAGAATAATCAAGGTTCTATTGATGATGTCATAACTTTTCAAAATCGTTTCAAAAACTCTTACGAAGCACAGTTGCCAATCTTACAAGCACAAGCCGCAGCAGGTAATGAATCAGCAAAAAGAATGATCTTGTATGGTTCGGCTATACAAAAGATGACAAGGGCGGAGTTGGAACGAGGCAAAACTGCTGCCCAAAGTACCGAATTAATGACTGCATTTTTCTCAGCATTCAATTCTGTTTTCAACCTTCTTAAAGGAACGATAGTAACCAGTTTCCTAAAAGGTATGGGTAATGTTGGAATCAAGATGGAAAAATTTGCGGACAGTGATGTGTTCAAGAACATCACCAAAGTTCTTGAAGAAGTAGCTTTGACGTGGGGACAACGATTTGGAGAATTCATAGGAAACATTAAAGCCGAAGATATTAAAGACTTCATGGACGGTGTATCAACAGCCGTTACGGTATTGGGAGCAATTGCAACAGCGGTCGGAACATTAGCAAAAGGTTTCACGTGGGCCTTTACAACCGCGACTGATGCTGCAAAATCTATGGGAGTATCATTGGGTAGTATTGCGAAAGTTTTACTCGGAATTTATCTCAGTTTCAAAGCCATATCACTCGGAATGAAAGCCTTTAACTTTGTCAAAAACCTAAAGAATATGTTCGGCGGGGGCGTAGTAAGTGTCAAGGGTAACGTTGTTAATGTGTCAGGTGGTGCAGGAGCTATGGGTGATTTACTCGGAGATGATGCTCCCGGGGGTAAAGGAAAAGGCAAGACAAGTATTTTCAGAAGAATGAAAGCTGGTGGTAAAGTTGGTGGATTCAAAGGCGCAGTTGGAGGACTTGCGTCTGGTGCCTTGAGAGGATCGAAGGGTTTATTTAAGAACATGGGTGGCCTGATGAAAGGTGCTGCCCTTCCCCTCACACTCGGAATAGAATCGCTTGGCTATCTATTCGGAGATAAAGCATTCAGTGGTAAGAAT